ACCGGATGGCCGCCCGCTGCCCCCCCCATTTGGGCCTGGCCCATTTCGCGCGCGTTTTTGCTCCTTTTGCCAAAAGGAGGTAACTAATGAAGAGGGAGTTACTACGACTACATGCCTAATTAATTGCGATAATTAAGTGGAACGCTGCAAATAAACCAACAAAAAAGGGAAATAAAAATAAAAAACATTTCTAAACGTCTGGCCACGCAGTGTCATAAAGCAAATCAAGAAAGACGAACAAGAAAGACGAACAAGACACAACTTGAACGACTAAGCCCACTAAGCCCAATAACAATGTTCATGCTTAACTGTTCATGATTTGCCGATTTTGAACTTCAACATATATTTTTCATGCTTGAAAAATTCTGAGAAATTCACAATAAATCAAGAATATTGGAAAACTGCTATGCCCGAAGTTTGGTCAAAATCTGATGTGTTTTTCTATGTCTCCGTGTCACTTCTTTGCTTTGGCAGGGGAACCGATACCCCAATACCAATTGGGGTACTGGGGGAACACTTATAAGCTTAATTTGTTTGACCTAGATTTTGATAGAGTCGTTTTTTGGCCTCGGAGATATTTTTTCTGAATCCAAATGGGGGGTATTTCCCTAGGCTAGCCTTAGCTTCGCCGGAGCTGACTAGGTTTGACTTTAGCTCACCTTGCCCAAGCGGCCATCCTATATAATATT